CAGCAGGGCAAGGTTGCGATTGAGAAGTTGAAAACGGATGCGGATGTCCTTATGGCGAAGATGAGGGCACTCACTCCGATCCTGGTAGCTGAGATCAACACGAAATCTCAGGATGGCCAGGTGCGAAAGCAGATCGACGCCGATGTGGCGATGGAGCTGCACGGCGCAGCGCATGATATCGCCATGCAGCGGGACCAGCAGCAGAACGCCGCGGCGCTGGCACAACAGGCGCAGGCTGCACAGCAACAGATGGCACAGCAGCAACAGCAGCAGCCCCAGCAAATACCGTCAGAATAATCACCTTTCACAAGTCGATACCAGTGCTGATCTGGGATGCCAGTCGAGAGCTCAATCTCGACACACTTTGCCCTTACGGCTTGGGGCTATCGAGCCGGACAAATCCACTTGCGGAGAGAATCGCATGTCCGAAGTAAACGAAGCAGAAATCACGCTGGCCTCCACGACTGAATCGCAGGAAGAGTTGGAGCACTCCGCCGGTCCGAACTGGCGCCAGAGCTACGCTCGCCCCACGATCGTCGAGGTTGAGGACAGTGCCGAGGCTGGTACAGCCAAAACCGGCGCGCCAGAGGCTAACGCGCAACAGTCCACGGAGAAGAAGCCTGCAGAGGGCAAAACCGCGACGGAAAAGCAGCCAACGGCCGAGAAGGACGAACTGCCTCCCGAGGTGCAAAAGCTGATCCAGAAGCGGATCGACAAGCTCACGGCCAAGAATAAAGCCTTGGAAGATGAGCTGGAACGTTCGCGCGGCACACAGCAATCGGCGAAGACTGAGACCAAAACGGAAGCAGTTGCGGGTAACGATCCCGAACCTCAGCCCGAAGATCTGGATGCCAAAGGACAGCCCAAATACGCCCGGTATGAAGACTTTACCAAGGCGCAAGCGCTGTGGGCCGCTCGCGAGGCAATGCGCGAGCGCGAAACGGCGACCTCAAAGCAGACCGCTGAAGCGCAGATGAAGCAGAACTGGGACGCGCACAACACGCGCGTCGCGGAAGCTCAAGGCAAGTATGACGACTGGGACGAGGCTGCAGCGGCCATTGGGAGCGCTGCGGTACCGCAAGCCGTTGGCCTAGCCATCGTTGAGATGGATAACTCTGCAGATGTGCTCTACCACCTCGCCAAGCACCCCGAGGAGTTAGAAGCGCTCCAGAAGATGAGCTCGATCCGCCAGGTGGCCGAGATTGGCCGTCTTTCCGCCGCGCTTTTGCCTTCTAAGACCGAATCTCCGAAAACGAAACCAACGAGCAAGGCCCCAGCGCCAATCACGCCAGTGGGGAGCTCGTCTTCTACGACTCCGAAGAACCTGGACGATCCGAATATCTCAGTGGATGAGTTTGTGCGGCGCCGGAATCTTGCGGAGCGCAATCGCCGCCGGTAAAGCGGTGACGAGGGAGAGCGATAAGTGGCAAACACTTACTTAACAATGGGCATGGTGACGCGCGAGTCTCTGCGCGTTCTCGTGAACAATCTGACCGCTGCCAAGCACGTCAACCGCGAGTATGACGACAAGTTTGGCGTGGAAGGCGCGAAGATCGGCACCATTCTGAATGTCCGCAGGCCTCCGCGCTACATGACCAGCGTTGGCCAGGCTCTGCAGATCGAAGATGCGACCGAAACCAGCGTCCCCCTGGTCCTCAACACCCAGCGTCACCTTGGCCTGGCCTTCAGCTCGGCTGACCTGACGTTGAACATTGACGACTTCAGCAAGCGCTTCATCAAGCCTGGCTTGTCGACGTTGGCAAACTGGATTGACTACGACGTGCTGCAGCAGTACGTCAACTTCTACAACGAGATCGGCACTCCGGGCACGACTCCGAACCAGGCGCTGACCTACCTTCAGGTTGGACAGCGTCTGCACGAAGAGGCGGTTCCCTTCGAGGATCGCTATCTCTTCATTTCGCCTGGCATGAACGCCACGATCGTGGATGCGTTGAAGGGCCTGTTCCAGTCGGGCGAAAAGATCAAGGAACAGTACGAGAAGGGCATGATGGGCGAGGGACTGGGCTTCGATTGGTTCCTTGACCAGAACGTTCCGACTCAGACGGTTGGCCTGCAGGGCGGCACCCCGGTGGTGAACAGCGCTGGCCAGAATGGCGCGAGCATTGGCACCAGCGGCTGGTCGAACAACACGCAGGTGCTGAACGCGGGCGACGTGATCAGCTTCGCCGGCGTCTATGCGGTGAACCCGCAGACTCGCCAGTCGACCGGAGCTCTGCGCCAGTTTGTGGTTACCGCGAACGTTCAATCAAACGGCGCGGGCGTGGCGAACATTCCGATCTCCGGTCCTTCCGGAAATGGACTGATCACTGGCGGACCATGGCAGAACGTCACTGCATCGCCGGCGAATAACGCGGCGGTCAACGTGCAGGGTGCGAGCGCGGTCAAGAGCTCTCGTGGCTGTGCCTGGCATAAGGATGCAATCACCTTGGCGATGGCTGATCTGGTTCTGCCTGGCGGAGTGGACATCGCCGAGCGTGCCAGCTCGAAAGAGTTGGGCGCCAGCTTCCGCCTGATTCGCGCCTATGACATCAACCAGGACCGCTTCCCCTTCCGTGGAGACGTTCTTTACGGCGCGGCGACACTGTATCCCGAACTGGGCTGCAGGATCGCGAGCTAAGGAGACTCGAGACTCTGAGGAGACTCTGAAACGATCATGAAAAACATCACTCGTTTGCTTGTAGTTTTTGGGCTGCTCTCTGTCGCGATGTTTGCGCAGACAGCGCTCACGCAGACCACTCTTTCCGGGGCCGTCAACGGCCCCGTGATGTACAGCGGCTCGTCTACCCCGACGCTGAGCACCACGGTTACGTTGACATCAGTGACCGGGGTTGTCGCGGCCTTCAACACGTCCGTGATCCAGTCCGTGCTCTACGTCGGTCAGGAAGCGATGGGCGTGGTCTCGGTGAACTCCAGCACCTTGCAGGTTAACGTGCTGCGCGGTTATCTGGGGACGAAAGCCAGCCCACATCCTTCTGGCGATATGGTGCTGATCGGGCAGTTCAATCTGCTTGGCAGCAACATGTTCTTCCAGCAGGATCCTCCCTTTAATGGGGCCTGCATCTCCACCGCAATTCCTTCGACGCCTTGGGTCAACGTGATGACGGGAGCGCAGTGGTTGTGCTCATCGGTTACGGGGACATGGGTGCCGGGATGGAATAACCCACTGAATGGTGGAGCGGAAAAGGTAACGGCTGCAGTTGCTTCAGCAGCGGGACTGGTCACGCCATCCGGCCCACTGTTTCATATCACCGGAACTGCAGCGATCACCGGATTTAACATTCCGGTGGGCTTTGATGCGACCCCGTCCGGCGGTGGCAGTTTCTGTGCAATTCCGGACGGAATTTTCACCACAACCGCGGCAAGCAACATTGCTCTCGCCTCTACGGCGGTGGTGAATAAGATGCTGTGCTGGCAGTGGGACGCGACGAACTCCAAGTTCGTGCCTACCTACTAATTTCCTGAACAACCAGAGCTGGGCGCGGTCTCCTCATGGGCCGCGCCCGATTTTATGGAAGGAAGACATGTCCCACGAGAATCATCACGTCGTCCCGGGTAACGGCCATCACGAGTACAGCAAGGACAAAGGCTACGTTGCCAAAGAATACGAACATCAGGACTATCCCAAGGTTGTGGAGCACGAACCAGGGAAAGAGCCTGTGATCGTCCACTCAGAGGAACAAGAGCGCGCCCACAAGGCCCGCAAAATCAAGGCCGCGGCTGAGTCCCAGCCCAAGCCTGAAGAGGCCGAACAGCATGAGTAATTTCGCACTGCTTGAAACCAAGAAGGGGCGGGAGAACAAAGTCATCACTCCCGCCTCGTGCGATGCGGCCCGCGGCCCGCATACCTATGACAGAAGCGTTGGCCATGACGGCATGGTCGTCGGTTACGTGCCCGTGTCCTTCGAGCATCAGGAATATCCCAAGATGCTCTTCCATCCGAAGTATGGCGCCAAGCCTGAACCGACCGCCGGCAAGTTTACGGTAGGCTGCGTCACGGCAGATCAGTACCAGCAGGCGCTGGTGACCTTCCAGGAAGCGCTGGCGGCCTGGCAGCGGGAGAACCGTACCAAGGTTGCGACCTCGGAAGCAGAGGAAGCGCGCCTGGTGAAGAAGGGCTGGCTGGCAAGTCCTCCAGTTCGCAAACTGACCGCAGCGATGGATCCGAACTCGGACGAGATCTAAGAAGGGTCTTCTTAAGGGAAACCAATGACCGGAAACGACCTGATTGCGAGCGCGTTGCGGCTCTGTGGAGTATTGGCGGCCGGAGAATCTGCCGACGCCGATATGGGACCGGACTGCCTGGTTGTCCTGAATCAGCTCATCGATTCGTGGAATGCTGAGCGGTTGGCGATCTACTCGATTGCGAGCACGATCTTCACGCCTGCTGCATTGAAACAGGTCTATCAGGTTGGGGTGGGCGGGGACTTCAATATTCCCCGTCCACCACGGATCGATCGGTATTCCGTCATCAGCCTTCAGAATGCCGCTGAGCCGTTGGAACTGCCGCTCGACAGCCTCACCGAGGCCGAGTGGCAAGGAATTCCCGTCAAGAACATCTCTTCAAACCTGCCGCGCTGTGTCTACAACGACAATGCATATCCGCTGATGAATTTGAACTTGTGGCCGATTCCGAGCCAGCAGGTTCAATTTGCGCTGTATTTCTGGAACCAGCTCACCCAGTGGCCGACGCTGGCGACTGACCAGCAGTTTCCTCCTGGCTACCTCCGCGGGATCCGCTATAACCTGGCCGTAGACTTGGCGGCTGAGTTTGGCGGCGATCCGACGCAGATGCCCCTGGTGATGAAGATCGCGCAGGAATCCAAGGCCATGATCAAGAGCCTCAATATTCGAATTCCTTTGCTGGGCTGCGACCCGGCGATGGTGGGCGACGGCAAGGGCCAGTACAACTGGCTGACCGATCAGCCGGCGGGGCGGTAGATGGCGCGCTTTGGGTTTGTTGGCGGAACCTACACATCGGAGTCGGTAATTGCAGACTGCCAGGAATGCATCAACTGGTATCCCGAGTCTGTGGAATCAGGCGAGGGCAATACTGCTATTGCGCTTTACCGCGCGCCTGGGATCACGCTCTTTGCTGCGCTACCCGGCCGCTCGGTGCGCGCTGAGCTCGCCATCAACGGGCGGCTCTTTGTCGTGGCTGGTACGACGCTATACGAGGTATCGCCAGCGGGAGTGGTGACCGTTCGGGGTCAGAATCTTCCAGACGATGGCAACATGGCGTCCATGGCAGCCTCGAACATTCAACTGCTGGTTGCGAGTGGCGGAGGCCTTTATGTGTTGTTCCTGGTCAACGTTGGGCAGACCGTAGCGAATACCTTTCAGCAGGTGAGCGAGGTTGGAGGGTCTGCGACTGGCCCAGTGGGCCCCGTGCAGCAAGTGGGCTACGGAGACGGCGCGTTTCTGGCGCTGCTGACGGGAACGAACAAGTTCCAACTATCCAATCCGAATGATGCAACGACGTGGAATGACCTGTTTGTGTCGGCCGCATCGGTATTCGCGGAGAACCTTGTCTCCATGCTGGTATCTCACCGGGAGATGTGGCTTTTCGGGGCTGCACACACGCAGCCATACTATGACTCCGGAGACGCGAACAACCCATGGCAGCCGATACAGGGCGCCTTTATCGAGCAAGGATGCGCGGCCGCATCATCTCCTGCAAAGCAGGATAATAGCGTGTTTTGGCTGGGTGCGGACGAGCGCGGCGCCGGGATCGTTTGGCGGGCGAATGGGTACACGCCAACCCGAGTCAGCACTCACGCGATGGAGAACGAGCTGAACAAGTACGCGACGATTGCTGACGCGATCGGCTTTGCTTACACGGAAAAAGGCCACCCGTTCTATGTGCTGTTCTTTCCGACAGCCAATGCCACTTGGGTGTATGACGTGGCGACGAGCCTCTGGCATAAGCGTGGGCGATGGATTGGTCAGCAGTTCGAAGCCTGGCATGCACAGTCCCACGCATACGCGTTTGGCAAACACCTGGTGGGAGACTGGGCAAGCAGCGTTGTCAACGATGTGCAGACGACGAATCTTTACGTATCCTCGATCCTCACCCTCACGGACAATGGGCTGAATATTCGCCGGGTGCGGCGGGCTCCGCACGTGTCGATCGAGAAGCAGTGGATCTATCACCACGAGATGCAGATCGATCTTGAAGTGGGAGTCGGCCCGATTCCAGGACTACCTGGTCCAGGCGTTGGAGCCATGTCGATTGGGCTGACGGATGTGAATGGCAATGATTGGAGCCTTTCGATCAACGATGCCGGAGAGCTGCAGACTACCGAAAGCGTAGGAGCTGGCGGCCTGCTCATTTTGAACGACCAGCAGCAGAATGTCTCATGGCAGATTGGGATGAACGCCGCTCAGCAGCTGACGCTGACAGAGATTGTCTACAGCGCGGCATATGCGCAGAGCATTGCGATGATTACCAGCGGGACACAGCTGCAGACCTCGCTGACGGTGGTAAATGGACAGTTGACGGTGGATGCGCCGACTCCGGGATCTCGCGATCCTCAGATCATGCTTCGCTGGTCCGATGACGGCGGAAAGACCTGGAGTAACGAGCGCTGGATTAGTGCCGGCGCGGCGGGCACCTATAAGACCCGTGCACACTGGCACAGGCTGGGACGCTCGAGGGATCGCGTATATGAAGTGGTAGTAGACGATCCGGTGGAGTGGCGCATCATCGATGCCCATCTGGATGCGGATCCCGGATTCAAGCCGGTGGAACGGTTGAACAAAGCAATGAGCAAGATGGCCTAGGGGAATCATGAAAAGACTGATGATTGCAATAATGCTGCTGATGGCGGCGGCGGTGGGATTTGCGCAGACGCACACTATCCCGAATTTAGATACTGCAAACATATTCACAGCTGGGCAGACCATGCCCTCCGTGACGATCCCCGGAGCTCCCGGCGGAAGTTATGTGAGGGCCGATGGCGCCGGTGCTGGAACGCCCAGCGGATTACCTTCCGGCTGTACGTCGAGCGGGACGGGGAACATAACGTGCAGCACGCTTGTGGCGACGTCGGTGACGGCGCAGAATGTCCTAACAGTGCAGCCATCGGCAGGAGATTTCGCGGCACCTTTGAATGCGACGATTACGGGCTCCAGTTGCGCAGCGGGGGGATGCACGATCCATATTCCGGCAAGCAGCGGAAGCCGCTTACTCTCGTCCCCAGTGCTGATCTCAAACCCTAACGTCCACATCATCTGCGACTCGAAGCAGACGCTCACAACCACCTTCGTCAATACGCCACAGCTTCCGGGGGGAGGGAACTACGAAGGCGCGTTTGAACTCATGAGCGTGAACGATGAACTGGAAGGTTGCAACATCAACCCGTCATCGATGTCAGCCTCGGGATTGGTCACGATACATCTGTCAGGTTCGACAAACGCCAAAGTCCACAACAACACAATTGTCGTGCCGTTCGCAGGAATCACCGCGTACTCGATCAGCAGCAACGTAGTGACCATCGATTTTCCCACGATTGTAAGTGGCCCCTCGATCTATATTGGCGGCACAATCGTGCTCTCCGGTTTTCCGACGAGTACATTTTTGAACGGCGAGTCTTTTGGCATCACATCTTTCACAAGTACCAGCGCGACCGGAGCTTTCCAGAACGGCTACACGAACGCGAATGTGTCGCTGACAACCGAAGCGGGACTCGGATCAAACTGGCCGGGACAGCTCGGAATTCGAGCCGAAAGCGTCTCGGGCAATCCAACGGTGGGGGCCGAAGTGTATGGCAACAATGTCACCGTGCCTTATATTGCCTATTCCTCGGGTGACAATTCGCGCAACTTGAACTTTCACGACAATAGCAGCTTGCAGAGCTACCAGTGTTTCGACTTCAACGGCTCCGGCGGCGGTGTAAACCCTGACTCGACCGACATCAAATTTCATGGCAATCACTGCGAGTTAGATACGGCCCCATCCTACATTGAGTCGGCCTCAAACGTCGAGATAGGGGGGAACGATTTTTGGTTCGACTCGCTCTCCGCAACTGGCCCAACGATTCGAGTTCACAATACGCTTACCTCCAACATCAACACTCGCTCGATTATCGAGGGCAATTTGTTTGTGGGCAGTGCCCAGCAATCCTCGGCAGCGAGTTTCTTTCAGAACGTGAGTGACTGGCAGTTTATCAACAATCACGTCCTCAACTACGGGCAGGATGGGTTACTGATCGATTCGACAAGCGGCACACCGGAGAACGGGATGGTGGCTAATAATCAGTTCACGGACAACGGCCAGCAAGGGGTTGGTGGCGCGTACTGCGGAGTCAGGTTGCATCAGTCCAGCGGTAACAACGTAGGGTATGTCTCGATCACAGGAAATCATACATTCGATGATCAGGTGACGCACACCCAACTCTCCGGCATTTGCTCAGACGGAGGGCAAACCCCATTTTCCCTGAATATCACCGGAAACGATTTGTATCAGGGCGCGACCACTCCGTTGAGCCTCCCGGCAGGTTGCAGCGGCTGCCAGATCGGCCTTAACCGCATCGATGGAACCAGCAACGTATCTTTTACGGGCAGCGTCACGGCGGGCACGATGTTGCCTACCACCTACACGGTTTCGACTCTTCCGACAGGGCAAGCAACCGGCACCGTGGCGATGGTCTCCGACGCCAATCCCAACTGCGGGACAGGCGGCGGGTCGGTTAAAGCACAGTGCCGCTATAACGGATCAACGTGGGACATGCTGGGCGGCACGACTACCAACGCAGTCACCTTTGCTGCGTCAGGAGGAGCGTCACCGGGAGCAACTTTCAATGGCTCGGCGGCGGTCACCGTAAGCGCCTCCACGGTTGGGGCACTGCCGCTCGCTGGTGGAACGCTTACGGGCGCACTCGCATCCTCAGTGGCGGTCGCTGCCTCCACTCCAGTCCTCTACAGCACTGGCGCACTTTACACTGGAGGCAGCGGGACCACCACGTTCCCGGTGTGGTTTCATCAGCCGACAGGCACGACGGCAGCGACCACTTGGAGCAGCGGAGCCAATGGCGGCACAGTGTATGGCGCAAATGAGGCAACAGGGTTTACCGGAAATTTCTTTGACTTCCGCATCGCAGGCGTTTCTCAACTGGCATTCGCGGCAGGTTTATCTAACAGTTGGACGAAATTCTACTCGCCCGGTGGTGCGGCACTGGGATTCTGGCCGGGGCAGAATTG